GGATGGTCGTCGAAGGCGTCATCCCGTCGAGGGGCAGCGTATAGCCAGAGCCCGTCGCGCCATTGACGCGCGGCTTTGACCCGACATGATATTGGCACGGCAGCGGGAAGTTGAACGTGTTTTGCCGCCCGTTCAGCCCGAACAGGAATGCGCGCCACGGGGCCTCGTCATCCTCGGTCGCGATAGGCTCGATCGCCGCCTTGATGCCCCATGTCTCGGCGCCGGGAATGCCGACGATTTGCGTGCGGCTGGTCCAGATCGAACGGTTCGCCTGATCCGGCACACGCGGTTCGAGCGACAGCAGGATCAGTGCGTCGGGATCGGGGATTGAGAGCAGCGCCATGGCCCGCGAAAGCTATGGCGTGGGCGCTCCATTCCTTACCGCCGTTAAACCTTGGGGCGGTTCGCGCGGCGTAGGGTTTCGTTGGCTGCGGCGTCGATCAGGACCGGAGCAGCCTGTTGCTGCACCCGAACCGATACGCCCGCGCTGATTGCTTCCACACGAGGCACGAACGTCCCGCCCTCGTCGGCATAGATGCGCAATTCGATCGGCTGTTGCGAGCCACCCCCGCGCGACGCGATGGCGTTCATCTGCCCGGCGGGAATGATCGTGCCGGACGTGGCTGGAACGAAACCCTCCATGCCGGATTCGTTGATGCGATAGAGGCGCCCGGCCTCGACGGGGCCGCCGGACGCGCGGCCCGGTATCTTGCCAATCGCCGAACCAAGAGCAGAGCCAGCGCTGCCAACTCCTGCGGAAGCACTGGAAAAGAGGCCGCCGAAGCTGAATAGCGAGCTTTGGAGCGCGTTCACAATCTGCTGCTGGATAGCGATGCGAATGAGGTCCGCGATGATTTGCTTCGCGACATTCTTGAAAACGTCGCCGAGATTCTTCGCGTTCACGATCGCGTCGGCTATGCCATCGGTGAAGGATTGCAGGCCATCTACTGCGATTTGCTGATAGGCTTCATTGAGTTGCTGGGCATCGAGGCGCGCGCGATCGAAATATTGCTCAAGCGGGCCTTGCGTGTCCTTCTGTGCGCGCTCTGTCGCAGCGGCGCGGCTGGACGGAAGGCTTGCCAGGATGATGCGCGCGCGTTCCTTCTCGGCATCGGTCGCCGTTTTCGACGCGATGATGGCTTCCTGCACGGCTTCGAGGTGGTCATATTCGGCGGCCACGATCTTGAGCGCGAGGTCGCGGCGCTCGGCCTGCGAACGCGCAAGGTCATATTGATCGCGCAAAGCGTCGGACTGCGCGCGGAAAGCCGCGTCGGCAAGGTCTGCCGCGTCCTGTTCGGCCTGCCGCTGGCGTTCGCGCTCGATCGCGATGCCATAGAGCGACTTGGTGGACTCGACGAGGATCTCGCCGTCCTTCGCCTCAGAATTGCGCTTGCCATAGAGAAGATCGAGGATTTGCCGCTGTTCCTCGGCCTGCTTCGCCGTCAGGTCGCCGGATTTGACCGCGGCGGCAATATCGGCCTCGCGGGCATCGCGCTCCTTGCCGAGAATCTGGCGTTCAAAGTCGGCTCGGTCCTCGGCATTGGTTACGAGTTGCGCACGGGCGCGCAGTTCCTCGATTTCGAGGTTGAACAATTCCTGCGCGGCGCGCGCTTCGGCTTGGGCGGCACGATCTGCCGCGGCATTGCCGGACGAGCCGCCGCCATTCTTCGGCTTCTTCCCGTCGCCAGATGTGCCGACAGCGGGCGGCTTTGGCGGTGGCGCAGCAATGGCTCGCTCAAGATCACGCAATGCCCCTGCGGCGGTGGTCAGATTGTCGCGCGCAACCTTGAGGTCGTCTTGCGTCTGCTGGTCGATGGCGCCGGAATAGCGTCCGGTGTTGCGGCGTGCGGCCGCCGCGTTCTTCTCGGCCTTGTCCAAATCGCTGAGCGCGAGAATGGTTTTCCCGATCAGGATTTTCTTTTGCGCGTCGGCAAGCGCCAAGGCCTTCACCCGCGCATCGCCATAGGATGTGGCAAGCCGATCAATCAGCGAAGCCGTTTGCGATGCGGCGCTGGCGACAGCCTCATGGCTGCGCTTGAGATTGTCCGACGCCCGGGCAAGGGCCGTCGTGCGGGTCGAAGCGATGCCGAGTGTCGCGATAAGCGCGGTGATCGCGATGCCGACAGGCCCGCCGAACGCAGCGAGCATGGCGCGTCCAGCGAAGGCAGCGGAAGCCGACAGCGTTCCCATCGCCGTGGCCGCAGACAATGCCGCAACGCGCGCGGCGATGGCATTGGTGACGAAGCCGACACTGAGTGCCGTCGCAATGGCCGCCAGCGCCGGAATCACCACATCGAGATTGTCCGCCAGCGCCGAGATTGCGCCGGCCAAAGCCCCCGTCACGCCCTTCGCCGACGATGCCGAGCCCACATAGACCGTCATTCGCGATGTCAGCGCCTCGACAGCCCCCGCAAGCGTCAACGTCGCCTTCGATGCCTTCGCATCAAGCTCCTGCGCCCCGCCAAGGATCGCTTGGAAGAATTCCTGCGACGAGACTTTGCCGTCATTCACAGCCTGCCGCAATTTCGCGACCGATCCGCCGAAACGATCGGTGTTGGCAATGACCTGTAGCAGCGGACGAAGCCCGCCTTCGTTGATCTGATTGAATTCCTCGGCGCGAACCTTGCCCGAAGCGAGCGCCTGCGTCAGACCGAGCAAAGCGCCTTGGGCCTGCTGCGCCGACGTGCCGGTGATCTTGAGCAGAAGCTGCGACTGCACGCGCTCAAGGTTCTGGCCTTCGAGCCCAGCCACGCGCAGGCTGTTCTGCAAGCGCGTGAAGCCGTCGATCAGCCCGACAAGCTCGCGCCCGGTGAAGGCGCCAGCGAAGGCCGCGGCGAGGCCCTTGATCTGCCCACCGATCGCGCCGGACGAGCGTTTCATCTGCGCTTCCAGCCGCTGCACCGACTTTTCCTGCTGGCCGAGCGACTGGCTGACGAGCGAGGTCGTGGATTTGAGTTCCGCGCGATATTTTCCGACTTCGGCGCGCAGTTCCAGGACGACGGGATCAATTTCGGCCATCAGTGAACCCCATGCGCGCGGTTGAAGCGGTCGAGACGGTCAGCGGCCGCGGTATCCAGTTGCTTGCTCTTGTCGGGATCGTGGGCCGTGTTGTGGGCCTCAAGCGCCTCGAAATAGCTCGACAGTGACAGGCGCTCCCAATCGAGGTGCATCGCCCCGCAATTCGCTATGAGCTGACCTTTTTCGAGGTGCGGCGACTTGGCTTGTCCTCGGTCGGTTCGGCTTTTTTTTTGAGCGAAATGCCCACAATCGCCGCGTGCAGGATCTTCCACGCCGTTGCCGCGACTTCCGACAGCGGGCGCGCGGGGTAGCCATAGAGTTCGACAAGGCGAAGCGCGCGCTGCGGGCCGACTTCCTCGCTACCATTTTCTTCCGGCCCAGAATTGCCGCCGATCAGCGCAAGGCGAATAACCTCGTTGCAATCGCGCGCCGGGACCGACGCACCGCCGAGAAAGACGATATTGCCCTCGACGTCGGCGCCGAAGCCATCGCCAATCTGTTCGTAGATGGTGAACAGGGATTTGGGCTGCACGCGACCGTCACGATCGGCGATGCCGCATTTGCGCTCAAGCTCGACCGCCTGCGGAAGCGGGAGCCAGGCGCGATATACGCCATCGCCGAAAGTGATGTCAGTCGCGGTGTCCGGCATCGGTTGGTGCCTTACGGCGCGGCGGTGTAGGTCAGTTCGCCCTCACCTTCGAGCGTGATTTCGAGGTCGGTGTTGCCAGCGTCCGGGTCCATGCTCATGTTGTTGGCGGTCATCACGGCCAGACCGGCGTCGGTGCCGAGCAGGAGGCCGCCGTCGGTGCCGTCGTTCTTGTAATATTCGATCTTGTAATCGACCTTCTTGCCGAGCAGATCGTCCTTGATCGTCGCGCGCTGGTCGGCGTTTGTGCGGCCCGTGCCGGAGATGGTCCAGTTGATGCCCACAACGGTGATGCGGCGCACGCCCGGCTTGTTGGGCTTGGCGCAATCGCGAACGCGGCGGTCCTGCGATTCGACTGTTTCGTTGACCTGAACGCCGACGATGCCGCAAAGGGTCGTGAAGGCGGGCGTCGGGGTCGCCATATCGCTGAACTTGATCAGCGCAAAGTCATACAGGGTGGGTTCGCTCATGGTCGTCTCCGCAGAAAAATCCTGCGCAGACGCTATGGCTACGGCCTAGGCGCTGTTACCGCCGTCAGGGCCTAGATGGACACGCGGCACCAGCACCATTGCCCGCCGCCGCTCCTCTGCCGGCTGTTCTCCCACGGCCTCGACGACAGCCGCGCGCACGGCATGGGCTGCATCGCCCTCCCCCTCGTCATCGAGACGCCGAGCTATTTCCTCGGCATCGGTGATGTCGAAGGTTCCGTTGCGGACAAGCTGGACGATCGTATGAAAGGCGGTGGGGTCCATCGCCCCCGCTTATGCCACGGCTTTGAGAACCCGGCAATTCAATTGGCCGAACCAGTGCCAGTCGTCGGGATCCTGATCTTTCAGGATGCGCACGTCGGAAAAGGACAGGCGGCATTGCGAGCCATCTTCGAGCGTCAGGACATTGGGCGCGAACGCCGTCTCGACCTGTTCGCCGATCGCGCTGATATGGTCGTAGCCCGTCATCGCGTCCGTTAGCCGCGCGAAGGCATGGACATCGAAGCTGACATCGGCGCCCTTCGCGCACGACATACGCCGCGGCAAGGCGCGCGGGGCCTCGATGAGCACGATCGGCCATTCGGGGCGCCCATCGGGTGCGATGTTGTCTTTCGGCACCAGCGCGAGCAACCCAGCATGATTCTTCGCGCGAATGAGCAGGGTTCGCCGCGCCTGGCGTTGAAGGGCGGTGGGCGTAATCATTCGGCTGCCTTCTTGCGCCGCACCGGCACGACCAGCACCTTGGCCTTGCGCGCTGCGAGCTGCACGTCGGGATCCAGCACGGCCTTATGGCCTTTGGGGAAGCTGATCGTTTTCAGCGGCGTGCGATAGGTCCAATCCTGCGCAAATTCATCTTCGCGGGTCATTGGTCGGAACTCCTGCTGCGCTTGTTGGCGCGGTTGAGGGCCTGTTGGACGAGGGCTTGCGCGTCCTTCTTCTTTTTGTCGCGAGCGGGGCGAAGGTAGGGCCTTGCCCCCATTTTGCTTGTGCCGAATTCTTGATAGGCGGCATAGGGGGCTTCACTCGAAACGCGGACACGTAGCTCGCCGGGCTGGGTCGTAACAATCCCGTCGCTGAGCACACCGGTGTTATAGTTTGGAGGTTGTCCTACGGGCGCGGGGACGTGCCCGCGGCCTGAGACGCTCCCCCGGCTGATAGATGTTTGCGCTTCGACTTGGATCAATTCGCCCGCAGCAAACAACGCCGCCCCGATTTCCTTTCGGGTTGTCGCCCCGGCCAAGGCTTCCAACCTACGAATGTGAGCGCGGGCACCCTTCATAGCCATGCCCACGTCTCCCGACGATGGATATTGCCAATGGTTTCCCCATCAACCCCGAACATGGCGCCGATTTCCGCCTGAGACGCTGCGCCCTCCATGCGTCGAATTTTCATGACCTGAGCAACAGTCAGCTTGGCGAAAGCATGACCCTCGCCGTGTGTCTGGGTTCCATGTTCCCAACGGTCAGCAGCATTTTCGACGGGCGTTGCCCAATATAGGTGACGTGGGTTAACGCAGGCTTCGTGGCCCTTCCCACATCTATGTGCCGCCTCGTGAATATCCGAGGGAGGCCCGCCATGCGCGAGTATACACATCGCGCGATGCGCCTGCGGCGAGACATCATTTTGGATACGCCCTCGGCCATCGCCGCCTTTGGCGAACGGCCACGTTAGGCATTCATCGCCAGCGTGCTCAATGTGATCGCGCAGCCATTTGGAAGGAGCGCCGTTATCAGCCCGAACCTTCGGGGTGTTTGGATCTCCAAACCTATACCAACGCAAATAGTGCGCATTGCACATTCCTCGCTTGCCATTGGGCGGATTGTCGCATCCAGCGACGGCGCAATAGATTGGCTTCTGTGGCTTCGGCTTGAGCGCCAGCGGATCGCCGTGGTTGAGCAAACGCCAGTAGTGAGCGGAGCAATATCCCCGCCCCTTCATAGGTTTTGAGCAGCCATCAATTGCACATTCGGTCGGTCTATCAGATTTCGCGCGTTTGGCGGGAGAGCCGTTGCGCTGCCAAAGCGCATAATGGTTCGCACACCAGCCGCGAGCCCGAACAGGCTTGCCGCATCCATCAATCGAGCATATTTTGGCTGTAGCCATGGTCGCATCTCCATTGCGATTATTGGTCCCCCGTATCGGCCCGAATTTCATAGCGGAATCGGCGGCAAACTGCCACATTCAAACCGCCCCCCCCCGGCACTCCCACCCAAAGCCCAGCGGATCGCGCGTGACCGACAGGATCGCATAGACCTTGCCCGCGAACGGCCCCGCGGAGAGCGCAAGCCGCGGCTTCGTATTGAGCGCGGCCACGCCGATAATGAGCAAGCGCACGTCCTCGGACAGAAACCCCTCCGCCTGCCGCATGGCCTCGGTCGCGACATCGACTTGCGCCTTGCACGCGACAACAACGGGCGTTCCCGGCGTGACGATCGAGCCGCCATCGTCTTTCACCGGCGTGCCGGGATAGGTCAGCGTCGCAGCGTGATAGGGGCCGCCCACCGCTTCGGACACAAGGCCGGCGATCTCGGCGAAGGCATCGTCAAGCACAAGTCACCAGCCGCGCCCCGCCACGATTGCGGCGCAGATATGTCATGAACTCGGTGCCGTATTTCGTCGACGCATAGCCCCCGCCAGCCGAAGCCGCGATGACGCCATCGGAGAAGTTGACCGACATCGACGCCGACTTGAACGAGTTCACGCCCATCGCCGCGAGATTGCCGACAGCGCCGCCCGTCGTGCCGTAGCCGGACATGGCGAGATTGTGGGCGGCAAGGGCGCACGTAGCAGGGGCCTGATCGGCCTCGAACCAATCGCTCGTGACGATGGTCGCGGCGTCGGTCAGCCAATATTGCACCGTCTCGTCTGCCACCGCAGCGAAGGCTGGGTATCGGATACGGAATTCAGCCAGCAGCGGATTCGGCACGGGCTCGCCTCCCTCGACAAGTACGGTGGAAAGATAGAGGGCGAGCATGTGCTTTTGTCGCGTCCCCGCGCCTACCCCGTTACCGCCATCACCAATTCTCTAAGGGCGATCAGCATCATCATCCCGATGAACAGATGTTCGACGCCCCAGCGATCTTGCGGGGATCGAGTCACAAGAATGATCCGATCTCGTATCACGCTATGGTCCATAAACCGTGATCCCCCGTGCTTCGAGGCGGGTCTTCGTCCTCGCGTAAATGGCTTCGATTTCGGCCTGCGTTTTCACAGCGTCGAAGATGATGAACTCGGCAATATCGAACTGCGCTGCGAACCCGGCGTCGTTGTAATATGTGTCGCCGATTCCCAAGAGGCTGGTGCCGACGGCAGACGAGTCCGTTCCAGGTGCACCGACAAAAGGGGTTGTTGGGTGCGCAATATAGTCG